TAATCCATTACCATAAATGAAAATAACACCACCTTCATTAACTATAGAAGATGCAACAAAGATATTCTGAGAAGCTCCAGTAATATCAAGAGGGTTTGCAGAGAGAAAATTATTTTGAATAGGATCTTGGGGAACAAAAGTATGGGTATAACAACCATCCTTATTAAGAGACATTCTAGGACTTGTTATGCTAGAAGTGATAGTTGTAGCTGGAAACTTATCATTGGGTCTAGCTCCCTGAGTAGTAAATCCATAAATAGACCCAGCAGTAACAGTTGCATTTCCAGTAGGAGAAACACAAATTCCAGCTGCAACAACTCTACCACGAATAGGGCTAGAGTTTAGGCCAGTCCAGGTCAATTGAGCACCTGTATAACCTAAATTGGTTCCAAGACCTCCAACAGAACCAGGACCCATACCAGTATTGATAGTTCCAGCAATAGGCACAGAACCATCAGTATATAAACAGAAGTAGGCATCATTAGCAAGACTATAAGGATTAATAGTACACCAAAACTCTCCATTTGCATCTGCTTTAAAATCAGCACGAAACACTGAAGTCCAGCGAGTAGTCTTAGCTGGATTAGCAGCAATATTACACCAAGGACCACTAGGAATAACAAAAGGATTAACTAAAAGGCGAGCATAATTTTGAACACATACTCTTTCATCATTACCTATAGTATCCATAATCCAATTGTTACTAGAAGATGTAGTATTCCTAGTGTAAGAAGAACTAGGAGCCACTTGTTTAGTGGGTTTTGGTTGAACCTTCATTGAAAGGTTCATAGCAGCTAACTTTTGGGAGATAACTCTTTCTATAGCAGCATCTGTTGTAGAGTTTCTATGTCGTTGGTTTCTGTTCCCAGCATTATACCTGGGAGCATCTCTTCTTTGAGGGCCAACGAATCTTTGAGGGGCATATCTTTGAGCACCCCTACGTTGAGGACCAATTAAACCTCTGTTTGTATCTTTTTGCATCTCAGATTGTATAGCACCAACAATCTTTTTAACCCAGGCAGGTTCATTACTATTCCCACCTCTTCTATTATTATTATTATTATTATTATTATATCTACGTGTAGACATTTCACAAGCACAATTTTTATTAAATATTTCTATATTTTTAATTCTAGGGCTTTCTAACCTTTGCGACGCTTCCCTAGAACCTTGGAGATATATATTAGGACAATCTCCATATAAAGAAAAACCTTTCTCAAAAACATTAATACAATTTTTCCTATATTGCATGTAATCAACATCATCATACAACAATGGGTCAAATTTATTAACAATTTTTGAGAAATGCATTTTACAAGTTTCATACAACTTTTTATTAAACATATTACCTAAACAAATACCGGCAATACGTTGTAAAGTGTGTTTGGCATCTTGAGGACGAGAAGTGTAATAAGACGACACTAAACCTCGTTCATTACTGATGACAGGATAATACTTACCCTCATATAAATAAGAGTTACACGAAATAAAGTCATAACTCTCCAAAGGATCTTTATCACCCTTATCACCAGTATATTCTATACCAAGATCTTTAGCATTTTCCACCAAATCCACACTACCTATTATAGAACTACTACCTGCAACATCATCACCACAAGTAGTAAAATGATTAGTCTTAATCATACCTTCATAAGAAATATCAGGGTATTTCTTAACTATACAATAAATAATAATAAAAATAGAAATGATGGTATTATCAGACAAAGTCGTATATTTACCAGACCCTGTACCATCATTTTTCCAATAGATTCTCCCATCAACACCGAGAATAAAACTGTATCCCATATTTTCATAGATAACAGTAAGGAATTTAACCATTTTTGATCTAAATTCCACATCACAGAGATCAATACGCAACCTCTTACACACCATAATTAATTCTTGTATGTGAGAACTATCAAATTGACGAGCATCTCGCACAATTTTATTCTCAAGAGCATACACATAACGGACAAAACTATCCCAATTTTTATGGTATATATTTAAACCAGCACCAAACCAATTCTCTTGCATATGGTGGGCAAATAACTGTTCATCCATATCCTTTGTAAAACAGGACGTGAACAGAGTCATAGCAGCATCAGTAAAAATGAACAACCGACTCTTCTTGACTTTTCCATTCTCAACAGGGAGAACCTCTTCTTTAAGAGCACACTTTAAGATTGGATAACGAGCACCACGCATCAATTCATCCACATACGTGTTATATACCTCAGGATAACACGTTTCAATCCAATCTTTCTTCAAAGAACAATCCCACAAATCAGGACAAAAACCAGCACTAGTTTCAGGTTCAAAATACCTCAAACACTCAGAACTATCTTTGGGTTTCCAATTAACAAACCCAAACATACGCAACAAAAATGAATAAGTCTTTTCAAAAACAAAAGACTTTTCATCAGGAAAGGGTTTTAATCCCCTATCATAAGCAGCCAACCTTTCATAATAATTAGGCCAAGTATGGTGAGTCAAATCAAACTCAGTATTAAAATCCATACCCGTCCACAAATTTCTATCTACAGAACGTTTGCATTTCAATGGGGCAGAACCAACAAAACAATTGGTTCTACTAAGCCATGACATGGTAAAATAAACAGGACTACCAGTCAAACTTTGCAAAAATTCTCCCCTGCTAATCTCACAGGGGATATTTAGTTTAAAGAAATTTGATTTAATTTGTCAACAGTCTGTTGATCAAAAGTATGAAAGGTACAAATATTATCTTGGTAAAGATAATGAATTCCATAACAAGCAACCAATTGTTCACCTGTAACAGAAGTGGACCAAACACCCAATCCACAATCTCCTTTCTGAGTGGAACCTTGAAACCTCCCATTAACAGCACAATAGCCATGAGTACCATGGAAAGCCATAACTTCATTCTTCAACCGAGGCAACACCATAACAGCTTCGGGTGTTCCATCAATGGTGGCTAAAGTAATATTAGGAGAACGAGTAGAATAAGATACCTTGAAAGCACACAAAGTATCTATAGGATCACCATTCTCTCTAAAAGGACTATCTTTAATATTAATTAACTTATCAGCATTAAACTTAATCTTCTGCGCAGTAGCATGAAGATTAGTCAAATAAAGATCACAAGGTCCAACAACCTTATAACCAAATTCTGGTGTGAAACAATGCTTATCAACAATACATAAATTTTTATATCTCAACCCATAAGTATACCAGGTTGGACATGTAGGAGTAGTAATCCTATATGTATTGCTCTTAACAGTTTCATAACCATATTCAGGAATGTAACCTGGTCCTTCCAACAAAGGACCATAAAGTTCATTCTTTTTCTTAGTTGGGGCACTTTCTGCTTGATCCCAACCATAATGCATAGCAACATAATCCTTTTTACTCTCCTCAGCCAATTCTCTATGAATAAGATCATCATCTATACCACTACCACCAGTGTGTATGTAAAACCGTTTTTCTTTATTCAACGGATTTGTAGCCTTTATTCTCCTATTTTTATCCCCTTCAAGCTCATCTTTATCCTTGGCAACCATGTCCTCAGCATTAACCCATCTTCTTCCACGAACGGCAGGTTTAACCTCATTTGAACGAGGCCATGGCATAAAACCAAAAACAGCTGAAGCTAAAACCAAAGTACCAGCAATAACCCCAGCAACAATACCATATTGAGTCCAAGAACTAGACTCATCAGGTATAGGAGCTAAAGCACCAGGGGAATAATCAACAACATTAGGAATAGGAACTTGTTTAAGAACAACATCCTTCTTAGTCTCATCACATTGAGCATCATAGAAAATTACAGTATCAACTTTTTCTTTATCCTCCTCACCATAATCAGCAAGCGAAGAAAAAGGATTATTACCACCATAATTACACAAAAAATTAACATATCGATTTTTAAGATCAGTAAGATTATTAGGACAATCTTCCATCAATCGAATTAAATTAGAATTCTTAACAGCCTCAGGAGTTAACAAAGTATGGCAGGGACAAAATTCTTGGTAAGAATTACACTTACAAATATCACAAACAGAATCTTGACCACACATGATATTGACCAAAAACTTAGAAACAATGACCCGAGTCAAAGTTTGAGCATCTCTCATAGCTTCAAAAGGGTCAACACTGATTGAAACATCAGTATCAGCTAAATTATCAATTATCATATGAGTATTAACAACAGAAATAACATCATTAATACTCATGAACATCTTAGTTCTACAAACTATATGACTACCAGGAGTTTTATTCCTGACAGAAGTACCCATAGCAGAAACAACCAACAAAGCTCTATCATGTTTACGAACTTTTTCCTTATGAAACATCTTAAAAGTTTCAGTTATAGACTTGGCAACACACCTAACAAAATCAACATCATCAGAAGTAATATTCTGAACCTTAGCAGGATTCACCAATAATGCATAAATCCTTTGTTCCGGAATATTACCATCCAAACAATCCTTTAAGGATGTGTTACCAACAACACCACCTGCAACAAAACCTACAGGGGTTTTGTTTAAAGTATAATCATAAGGAACAGACTTTAAGGAGTCAATGCGAACTTCAACTTCCTTCTCAAAAGACAACTTCTTATCTTTATCAACCTGATAGAACTGATTGACCCAAGAATAAGGTAGGTCAATAGTATAAGCAAAATCATACGGAAGAGATCGCATACCTCTAGGAATTTCAACAGAAGCCTTTTCACAATACTTCTCAATACGTTCATCATGCATGAGACGTAAAATAGATATTTTACCTTTTTCTTGCAAATCCCTCACAATATCTTG